TCTAACTTGGCTGCTTTACCTGTAGAACCAGACCCCATAAACGGATCAAGAACTACACCACCCTTTGGCGTTACCATACGAATCAAATACTTCATAAGGTCCGTAGGTTTCACAGTAGGGTGAGTGTTTTTGCGCTTGGTGTCACGTCCCTCAGACATAGAGGAAGGTTTGCCACTTGCTCCGTTGCCTGTCTGCCACTGAACAAACTGCTGTTCTTCCATATGATCCAAACCTTCATCACGGTCCTTCTTAGACGCCTTGGCACAGTAGAAGAAACGGGCGTAATCACCTGCTAACTCAACCACTTCATCAGAACCGTCATGGATTAGGTTGGCGGGGAAACGTCCTTGATTTGTTGAGGCTCCGGTACGGTTTTTGTTTCCTGTGTTGATATTTGACCTGTCGGACTTGCCATGACTTCTATAGCTAAACTCCGGGATTGCCTCACCCTCGTTGCCAACTCGACTCTCATCAATATTGATAGCACCAGTGCCATACTTCAGAACATTCTCTGCAATAGATTTTTCTGCAACAGGTTTACGAGCAACAGTGATAGGTTCAAGGGCAGGTTTCAGAGCAGTACCCCAACCGTCCCATTGTTGTGCTTCAGGTGTGGCGGGGGCGGTTATTGCCTTTGCACTCATATCTAGTACATCGTCACGGCCCTCATTTTTTCTCCAATTTGTATTTATGGCCTTTGATGTTCGTGACTTTCCATCATACATTCCTCTTGGGTCATACGTCTCAACAACCTCACGTTTAGCCCCGGCCATCTTATCAATCGCCTTGCTAATATTGTGAGACTTAGGAAAGCCAGAACCATAGACCCATGCAATCATGTCACGGATTTCAAATCCTGCATCTTCAATATTCACAGCCATTCTATGCTGTGTGCGAGTGCCAGCAAAGGCAAGCAAATGACCACCGGGTTTCAGAACACGAAAGCATTCTTCCCAAATATTTACAGCAGGAACATCATAGTCCCACTTCTTACCCATGAATGACAGACCATATGGTGGGTCAGTCACAATGGAGTCCACCGAGCTATCATCAAGTTCCTTGAGTTTATCAAGGCAATTACCAAGCATCAGTTTCATGCAAAAAAGTCCTCTAGTGTTACAGTCTTCTCAGTCTCCCAGCCTACAGCATCAAGGATGACACGCAGAGGTTCTAGGAAAGTCTTTTCAAACTGTTTGTCATAGTCAATGTAGTCATGCAGGTTCATCTCTTTAGGAAGCATGACCGGATAGGATATAATATTTTCTTTGATAGGGTTAGGTTGCTTCAAGTAGGTGAACTTAATCTTCTCACCATTCTTAATCATTTCATACTGTTTGTCAAGCTTTAAATCTTTTACACGATTGTTGAAGAGGATTGCACCACGCACATGAATAGGAGTGCCTTTCTTGTAAACAGTATTCTTATCTATCCATTTGGTTAGATTAGAGACACCACGGGGGAAAGAAATATCTTCGGGTGGTAGACTACCAAATTCATCTTTAAACTGCTGTATGAACCTCTGTGTGCGTTCCTCGTCCCCTTCCATGATGATCTTGAAGGATTGCTTGAACTTGTCACGGACCACCTGTGGAGTAGAAGATTTGATTGCTTCAATGCCCATGATCTTTAGTTTAGGTTCAGCATACCGCACACCTTCTTTGTCCAGAACATTTAGGATGTAACGTTTCTTGGCAGTCCAAACACCACGGTCAGCAATAACTTCACGTTCCATATCCATACGGTTTTCGATACAGTTTAGTTTCTCAAACATATTTTGGTATTCGACGTTAAGCATCTTCTCAAAGTATTCAGCACCAGTCTTGTCTAGGAAGTCTACAGGGCTCTTAGGGGCAAACTTATCAACTAATGGTTTCATATTAACATAGAGTGAGTCTGTATCAATAGCAATCACATAGTCATCATCTTTCTCTACCAGTTTACACATAGCAGCATTCATTGCACGTTCTGCCCATAGGATAGTCAACTTGCCACTATAGGTGATTGCCTCTGCAATGCGTTGGTCAAAGTAGTTGAACCATTGGTTGCCCATAGCACCATAGAGGGAGTTAAGCAGAATCTTAATGGACATCTGCTCATTCTCTAACTGACCAATATCTTTGGTAAGCTGGTAGGTCTTGCCGTTTTCTTCTACAAACTTTTCTGCTTCAAGTTGTTTCTTCTTGATAACCTTACGTTCTGTGTAATAGTCTTTAATAATCTTGGGGATTTGCCCGACTTCATCTGTGCGGAAAGCAATACCATTTGCAGCAATAGTCTGGTTAGCATCACAGTCTACATCAACACCAGCAAGCACAGACTCTACAGTAACACCAGACTTGAATACACCATCCATAATAGTTTCTGGTGACATATTCCATTGCACAATGATGTTAGGATACAGGGATGCAAGGTCAAAGGAAGTTACCCACTCATACATGCCGGGAACAGGTTCCTTGACATAGGCACCGGGATACTTGCTCTTTTCTTTGTCACGTTTGAGATGCGGCACAATCTTACTAGACATAAGGTGACGGTAGATGATTGTCTCCCAGATACCTGTAGTGCCGAGTGTATCTACAAAGTTAGACCCTGCCTTGTAAGCCATGGTCATTGCTAATGTAATCAAACCAAGTTTGTCTTCTAGTCGTGCAACTAGTTCTACATCTTTAATGTTGTAGTCTACAAACTTCTTGAAGTCAGACTTGTAGAGACCATGCAGAGAACCATACTCATCATAAGAGAGTTTGTTCTCTCCTAGAACAACATAGGCAATGTGGTCAAGTTTATAGGACTCTTGCTTGCCATAGGTATAGGCAAACTTCTTGAACAGGTCTTGATAGTCTAGTTGTTGAATGCCTGTGATTTCATAGGTTTGGTTTTCGTTCTGGTGCTGGTCTCTTACAATGCGTTCTCGGATATGTTTCCAAGGAGACATCATCTTTGCTTTATCATCACCCAGCACTTTAGTAACACGATTAATCAGGTAGGGAATATCAAAGAAGGTAGTGTTCCAACCTGTAACTACATCGGGACAGTTAGAAGGGTTATGCCAGTGAGCAAGAAAAGAAAGAAGTAGTTCTGCTTCATCTGCGCACTCATAGTAGACAACATTGTTGCGGTCAGGTGTATACTCACCCATGCCCCATACATGATAAAGGTCATCAATGTTATTTTTGCAAGAGATTGTAATGACAGGATACTCAGCAAACTCTGGTTTAGGGAATCCGTCATCAGACGCCACTTCAATATCAATTGTGGTCGTGTTGATAACTTCACGGTCAAATCTAATCTTGTCAGGATATACATCGTAAACGTACTGAGCAACATGATTTGTATTGCCCACCACCTCAAAATTATCCAGGCCCTTATATTGTTTATTAAACTCACGGGCTTCTTTGGCATCGGCAAAGGTGACTGGTGCGACAGGGTTTCCACGCAGGGACTTCCATTCAGTAGGTTCTTTAGTAGGAACATAGTATGTTGGTTTGAACTTAATGCGTTCTTGAGTCTTTACACCGTCTTTATAACCCCGCACAAGAATGGAGTTGCCTAGACGATTGACTGATGTGTAAAATTGCATCACTACCCTCTTTAAGTATGAAGGAACATTATATAGGAGATTTTACTTTGTGTCAAGAAAAAAGGGTGGCAAAACACCACCCTTCTTTAACATTACTGGTATTGTTGGACATCTAACCAATGACGACCATTGATTTGATATGGAGCTTGACCATACATGATCCGCTTTTGACGACCTTCAAGGTCTACAAGGTCAGTTGAGTCAGAAAGATATCTTTCTTCATCTGACATTCTAGCTCTCTTGATTGCATTGCTAAATGATTTAGTGAGTGATTTTAAAAACAGTTGCATCAAAACCATCCTTTCTAACCATGTGAGCAATTTCAGACTGATTGTAGTGTGTACGATATTCAGTCTTAATGTAACCTGCCACACCGTAACAGGCAGCGTCAAGTCGGGATTCGTATAGGGCTTTACCCATTTTCCGTAAGAAGTTCAGCATTTGTTGTTACCTCGCTGTGATTGTTAATTGCAATTTTGCGAGGCTTCTTCTCTTCGGGCAGTACGACTTCTAAATGAATTGCTAGAATGCCGTTCTCCAGAGAAGCTCCTGTAACTTGTGTATATTCAGATAGTCTAAAAGAACGATGGAACTTACGGGTGGAAATGCCTTTATGAATAAATTCCAAACCTCTTGGGGTATGGTCACCATTCACTTCAAGAATACCATCTTTAAGTTCAATCTTTAACTCTTCTTCCTTAAATCCAGCTGTTGCAACTTCGATACGATACTTCATATCTTCATCTTTAATGATGTTATGTGGAGGATAATGATCTGAAGCATGCTTGGTCATTTCTTCAAGTTCTTTGAAGATGTGATCGAAGCCTACAAAGGCAGAACGTGGAAAACGAGCGTATTTCTGATTGTTTGTCATCTGAAATCTCCTATTAAATTTTAGCGAGAAAGTAGACCGATTATTCGCATCTACAGAAATATTTATACCAGAGGTAACACCATTTGTCAAGCAAAAAATGAAAAGGTTATTTGCCGATATTGTATTTTGGACATAGTTCCCAGTCATTCTTTTCTTTGAATGGTAGGACTTTGATTTGTCTCAAAGGTGCAACATCTTTTGCATTTTCATTATTGACAATAGTAAGCAACCCCCAATCAGATAAAAGAGTAGCAATTGTATTGCGTCTTTGAATATCTGTATCTTCAAGTGTAGACTTATTACCATCAAGTAGGAACAACTCCTTGAAGTGTGTAATAAAGTATCTACCTTGTTTATGGAGAATATGACAGGACTGGTATAACTTCTTATCCTTACGGGATGCAATACCAATACGAGTCAATGTTTCTTTTACTTTTAAAAAATCATCTGGTTCATTAAGTGTGATTTCCAGCATATCACTAGGCTGCCAATCAACTAGATTTACTTCTCTTTTTTCTTCCACCATGATCTACCTTCTTCTTAATTATGTTTATTTCTTCAGTAGAAAGTAGTGAAAGAGCAGAACGAGCCTTACTATTGCTATATCCATAATATTCTTTCACCGCTTCAAGACTTCCATCCTCAATAGTTTTATTCCATTTGGAGAACCGTTTTGGATTTTTTCTAATAGTATTTAGCAAAAAGTCATTTTGGAGTTTTGTGTCAATATTATGGTAGACGTTCATTTCATTAGCAAGTAGAACAGTATCAGGGAAGTAGGAAAAGGAATGATTAATCATATATGAGTTGTATGCTTTCTCATCTAGATCATCACGCATGATATCTTTTTTAGTATTAATCGCCTTGACGAACTCGAATGGATTCATTGGAAACTCTTTCTCTCAAATCAGAAGATGAAAAACGATGTTCACGTTTGTTGTAGTATAACTCAATTCCACGTTTTGCGCAAGCTGCACGTCCTGTGAACTTACCGTTTTTATACTCTTCTCCCAGAATACGAACATTGATAGGAAACATATTTAAAATATCTTCTAAGTCCTGTTCAGTCTGGTAAGGAACAATCTCATCAACATATGAAATAGCATTAAGTTGAATGTATCGTTCTAGTAGAGTCTGAACAGGTTTGTTCTTTTCTGGACGGTCAATAGATGGATCAGTCTGTAGACCTACAATTAAATAATCGCAAATAGTTTTTGCTTCACGCAACATCATAACATGACCAGCATGAAGCAAATCAAAAGTGCTACAGGTGAAACCTACTTTCATTTCACCTCATCCAAATGACCAATGTATTGTTCAAGAATACCTTGAGTAAAGTCTTCTGTGGTCACATTCGAATTTACATTAGCATTACCATAGTAGAGTTGTGGTACAGTTTTATGCCCTTTATCCAAGACGATAAATGCCTTTGCTTGCTCATCTGCCTTGATATTTACAATTTCGTATTTGTATCCCCAACGATCAAGTTTAGACTTCATCATATCGCAATACATGCAGTTAGGTTGTGTGTAAAGGGTTAGTGTATGCTTCATTTCCATTCTACCTCCGCCATAAGTTCTGTTAGACAAGCGACCACATTTAGTTCATGGTCTGCTACGAATGCATTCTTATACTGATAGTCTGCTAGAATAAGCACAGCACGGGGAATGCTATTGGGTTGCATAGTTTCTGTCATAGAGTCATAAATGCTTCTGAAGATACCAGAAGTATCTGTATCTATATTGTTGCTTACCCATGACCTCATTTTTTTGAAATCTTTAGCTTTAAGATATCCAATAACATCATTAACGGCATTGTTAGAAAGAAGAGACAGAATCCCACTATCAATAGTGCCACTAAGAGAATAACGCTGACACTCATTAATAACCCGTCGCCAATCAGGTGCAAACCGAATGATAAGTTCTGCCAAAACCTTTTTATCATAGGTGATAGTCTCCTGATCTAGAATCCATCCTAGACGTTTCATGAACTGCATAGACAGTTCTGCCATAGACTTCTTGCTGGTGTTAAACTCATAGACACCACAACGGGAATGTAGTGGTTCAATAATACGGTTCTTAAAGTTACAGGTCAGAATGAATCGGCAGTTGTTTGCAAACTCTTCAATGAAACCACGCAGGGCAGGTTGAAACGACTGAGCATTTAGGTAGTCTGCCTCATCTAGAATGACTACCTTGTATCCACCCTGTAGGGATACAGTAGAGGCAAACTGTTTGATTTTAGTCCTAAGAGTATCAATACCAGACTCTTCACTACCGTTAATCAGAATCCAGTCAAGGTTCAGTTCATTACAGATAGCTTTAGCAACAGTCGTTTTACCAAGTCCAGCTGTTCCGGAGAATAGCATGTTAGGGATTTCACCAGTCTCCACAATCTGCTGAAAGGTTTCTTTTAATGTTGAGGGGAGAATGCAATCATCAATCTTTTGTGGTCGGTATTTTTCTACCCAAAGAAAATCAGTCATCAATATTCCTTACTAGAGTTAGGAAACCATTATATAAGAAAAAAGAATGGGGGTCAAGCCCCCATTTTAATATTAGTCACTTACTGTTTCAGCAGTGAGACCTTTAACATATGTAAAAGAGCATCCTTGAAGAAAATATGCTGTGTGTTGAAGAATGTCTTTCAGTTCATCTTCATTAGAACGAAAAGTAGAAGAAACATCATTCACGCAATCATGGTTTTCATACCGACGCATTGTCAAAGTGTATTCAGTGTAAACACCATCATCTTCATCATTATAACGACCCATTATACTATTCCTCTTCTTCTTCGTTTTCTGCGGCTTCTTGCTCACGTTCTTCAGTTGCTTGAATCAACTGCACACACTGGTCACGCAGACCACCTACTGTAGACAGTTCTTCACCTTTAAATGCGCCACGTTGCACAATCGCATCAATGATAGCAATAGACGAACGGGCGACTTTAAGGTTCAAATCATAAAATTGAGAATCATTCATTAGAAATATATTCCTTTAGTTTTTTTCTAGAGCAACCCAGTATTGGAGCTGCCGACTAACGTTAGTAAACTTACTGATAAGTTTGGACGAAACTTCTACAGCATAATCACCGGGAAGAAGTTTCAGATTATCAATGTTAATGCTAAGTCGTGCGTTTGCATGGATATCGCCATGCCATGCACCATCAACTTCAATGGTATACTCATTGGAAGTTGTATTCTTAGGATCAACGATTGATAGGGTTACTGAGTCATTTTCAGTGCGACCAATGATCACGCTCTTATGACCAAGAGCAGAAGATGCTTTACGCACCTGACTCAGAATATCTTGAGTGAGATTGAATGTTACTTCTGGATTAGGAACCTGTAGGTCTTTCTCAGGTGGATTAGTCAACATTTCAATATCAGAATAGAAATAGTTAATAGAAGATTGACCATTAGCAATAACCATATGCTTGTCTTGGTAATGCACAGTACCGTCTTCTACAAGGTTATATGCACCAATAAACTCATTCACATCATAAATGCCAAAGTCCTGTGGAAACTCTTCATCAAGAGTAGCCTGTGCTAGAACGTTCTTAGCATCTGCAATAGTGCGCAGAACGTTACCTTGTCGAACCACAAGGTTTTGGTTAATGGTTCCGAAGTTTTTAATAACTTCCATAGTATTATTCAACATCAAATGTTTCCTCATCTTGATCATGTACATGGAGTGCCATAATAGCATAGTGTGCGATTTTCATCAAGTCTGCACGATTACGACCATTCTTCTTGCCATAACGTTGTGCATACTTCATTACGTTACCGAGACAGAACCCCATCCCGTGACCAGCATCAATAATAAACTCAGTAGCCTGAAACTTCTGCTTTGAGTAATGCCCCTCATATGTTTTGAGGATATACTCATTTAGTTCTGTTAGAATTCGGTCTTCACTGTATTTCATATTGTAGTCTCACTGTTTCGAACTTAGAAGTGTATAGTATATTATTCTGTTCCTGTTGTCAAGAACTTTTTTAACGCATTTTGGAAAAGTTTTTATCCTTGTAGAATTCCATCTTGGATTTGAAACGACCATCTAGAATCTCACCTTTATGTGAAATAACAAATACATTTGTATCAGCACCCAAGGTATGAATAATCTTAAACAAGTTTTCTACACCATCGTTATCTAGGCTGGAGTCAAATGTCTCATCCAGAATAAGCAGATTGGTTGCTACAGAGTTTTTCATCTTAGCAATCTGCCTCCATGTAAACAGCAGTGCAAGGTCAATGCGTTGCTTCTCACCTTCAGAGAAAGAGTCATAGGAGAAACTATCACGGTGCCGTGAACGGATGGTCTCAGAGAAACTTTCATTCAATTCAAAATGAACAAAGAAGTCTAGTGTCTGTAAATACTGGTTTACCAACTTATTCATAACAGGAAGATACTGTTTGATAATCTTAGTCTTAATACCAGTGTCTTTGAGCATATCAGCAATCACACTGCTGTAATCATACTCTTCAGACAGTTCAACTTTTTCTGTAATCAAACCATCTTTCTCATCAATAAAGTCTTCAAGGTCTTGGGCAGCTTGTTTGATATTATCTTTGCTATCAGAAGTATTAGAAATCTCTTCTTCTAGTTTAGCAATCAACCTACGAGACATATTAATCTTGGTGTTATTATCCCGCAGCAGACCTTGTAGTTCCATAGACTTTCTATTCTGGTCTTGTAGGTCATCTACAGTAGACTTACCATTAGATAGTTTATCTTCTACCGCCTGAAACGTCTTCTGGATTTCCTTCGCTTTCGCTGCGATACCTTTAACCTTCTGACCTTTAATATTTTCGTCAATCTCTTGCGTACAAGTCGGACAAACGTCATTGTCCTGAAAGAACTTATCCTCTTTAACAAGTTTCTTCATCTCCGATTGAAGGTTAGATTTTTCTATACGAGCATCCTGAAATGCATTGCCAGCTTGCTCTAGTTGTTTTGCAACCTGATCATACTTAGTCTCAAGAGTTTTTTGTATTTCTTCATTTTGAGCATTGACTTGCTCAATTGAATCTTCCTGCGCCTTGATTTCAGTTTGCTTCTCACGGTTCTTTTCCTCATTTAGATTCTTAATATCATTAATATACTTGCGTTGAACTTCAATCTTATTCTTAACAATATCTACCTGATGAGCAGCATCACGAATCTTATCCTTCAGACTAGCAATGTTATCCTTCAGAACCATATTCATTTTAGAAAAGATATTAATGTCCAGTAAGTCTTCAATCACTTCACGTCTATTAGCAGCAGTCAGCTGCATAAACGGAATGAAAGATGATGAACCAAGCACTACAATCTGATGGAATGACTTATGGTTTAGTTTTAGAATGTTTTGCTCTAGCAGTTTTTGAAACTCTTTAGAATGGGAAGATTCATTAATAACCTCACCATTTTTATAGATTTCAAACACGTTAGGTTTGATACCCCGAATAACTTTGAACCTGCTAGGGCCAACTGAGAACTCGACCTCGACCACACAATCCTTACTATTAATAGTATTGATCAGTTGTGGTTTGTTGATGTTCCTGTAGGGTTTACCGAATAAACCAAACGATAATGCATCTAGCATAGTAGACTTGCCAGCACCATTGGCACCTACAACCAAAGTAGTAGGGGCATTATCTAGGTCAATTTTTGTGAATGAATTTCCAGTAGATAGAAAGTTTTTATACTGGACAGAATGGAATTTAATGATAAGACTCTCCTAATCACTCAAATCATAATATAGAGTATTATATATCATTCCACAGGAGTTGTCAATAACAAATGTATAAATAAGTTTGTTATGTAAACCAAACGGAGGATATTATGGATATTATTACTAGCGTAAAGGGTTGGGTCGGCAAACTTGCTGAACTTGGCGTAAGTCTCCTTGCCCTTACAATCGTAGCTGAGCTTCTTGGTCTCGGCGCAGTTCCATTCATGCCAGAAGGCGTAAGTGTAATTAGTAATGTGACAGGCGTAGTTGATGGACTTGGTTCATCCGGTCTTGTCGGGTTGTTGGCAGTATGGGTTCTTTGGGCCATCTGGCAGCGACGGTGATTATTTCATAATAGATATTTTTCAAGGGGGGCTATTTCAGTCCCCCTTTTTTTGAACTTAACTTTAACAGAGAGTAGCAAATGACACAGTTAATTGATCCAACGAAATTTACAAATGCAGTAAGCAAATTAAGAACATTCTTTATGGAAAAAGGTTTCGAAGAAGTTCATACACAAAACAGACTTAGCATTTTAGCAGCATGTGAAGACCCATTTAATGTTGCCACCTACAAATATGAAGGCCGTGTATGGCCATTGCCACAGACAGGTCAGATGTGGTTAGAACACGAATTACTTACTAAACCTTCTTCAAAAGGTTTTTTTTGTGTCTCAACTTCTTACAGACAAGAACCTAATGCTATTCCGGGCAGACACGATACAATCTTTCCAATGTTTGAATTTGAAATGCCGGGTGATATTAATGACCTTGAAGCAATGGAACACGAACTGTGCGAGTATATGGGATTTGGTGATATCACTGGTAAGACCTATGCTGAGTGGCAGAAAGAATATAATGTAGATGGTGAACTAGAAGACGAACACGAAAAGAAGATGTATCAAGAATACGGTTCTACAATGATCAAAGACTTCCCTGAGTTTACTTCACCGTTTTGGAACATGTCCAGATACGAAGATGGAGTAACATCCAAAAAGATTGATGTTATCTTGGGTGGTATGGAAACTATTGGTTCAGCGGAACGATCTACAGATGTTAAACAGATGAGAGATACATTCCATACGATTGCAAATGGTGAGTATGCTAACTTACTGTTTGATTTGTTTGGTAGAGGACGTGTTGAAAACGAATTGGAAGAGTTTTTGAAGTATGACTTCTTCCCTAGAGTTGGTGGTGGTATTGGCATGACTCGTATGATTGCTGCACTAGACAAACTCTAAAAAGAACAATCCGGGGTGGTGAAATAGGTAAACACGCACGACCGTTTATCGTGTGCTTAATAGGCTTGAAGGTTCGATTCCTTCTCCCGGAGCCAATAAAAAGAGGGAGTTTTTTGCTCCCTCTTTTTTTATGTCTTATGATATTGCGAAACGATATGCCCTTATGGTTTCCTTTCTTTATTCTTTTGTTTCCATTCTAAAGTCTCTAAAGATCGCACTAATGCATCTTCATTCACTCCTTCTACCCCGCAGTCCCACCAGTTTTTATCTTGGGGAAGGCAGGTTTCATGGTAATGAAAAGCCCATGTGTCCATCATGTAAAGAATTTTCTTTAGAGCAGTAGCAATATGACGGTCATTGATTGGGTTACCTTCATTATCATAGATATATGCAAGGTAACCAGACTGACCACCATACCACTTGTCAGACCAGTCAGGTGACAGGACTCGATCATTATATTCCCACCGTGGATGTGTATCATCATAACTACGCTGAGCGCACACTTCCCGAAAAACTGCCCAAGCATCTATGATTGCTTCTTTAGGATCATCTGATATGGTGCAACGGAAGTGTTTGCAAAGCACAGTCTCAAAGTCACTCCAAAGTCGGTTGAATGCTTTGTTGGTCATTTTCATAAGTTCATTCCTTTATAAAGAGTAATCGTCTTTTACGTCAAAGATTAGTTCATCAGCAGACTCGCACCACTGCTCAAGGGTCAGTTCATTCAACCGATAAACGTAAACAGAACGAGTGTGGTAGATGCAGTGAACGGGGTCATCGTAGACAAAGTACCAGTAACCTTCGCCTTTGTAAAGGTTAATGTGGGGGTTGTTGATTGCGTTGACGATAGTAGCACGACGAAGGTTGTTCATATTTGACTTTCTCTCTTTCTCTTACATTATTAATATAATCACTTTTGAGAAAAAAACAACCCCCTAAAGGTATTTCTCTAGGGGGTGTTACATTTATGTCACTTCTCTTCTTTGGTAATGTAGGAGACGATAATCTCAACTTTATCCCAATACTTGTTTCGGTAATACATTGCCTCATCGGATGCTGCATGACCTGAGTATTCATATTCTGTATGAATCACTTCACCTGCTTTGTTGAAGACTTCAACGAGGTAGTGTGGATAACGAATATTGGTCATTTTGTTTTCCTTTCAGTGAAGAGGTTATGCTTTATAATTGCATAAAAAAAAGGGGCCGTCAAGCCCCTTTCTTTATTTTTTTCCAACTACTTTACAGTCTATCATGAATACCTGATATGTATCATCTGGACCAGCATTGTTTTTTAGTCTGCTATATTCATCCATTGCCTCATAGTAAGGCAGTCTGGCGGACACCGTTGTAGGAGGCGCCCACCAGTCTCTGTCATCATAATGGATGACAACATAGAGATTGGTTAATTCGGCAGTGATGCCTCAATTCCTTCTACATACCAATCCATAGACAGCAGAGTTGGCCAGTCATCCAAATGTTCTGCACCAGCAGCACACTCATCAGGAACAGAACCATCTTGCTTCAGTAGACCTTCACATGGGAATGCATGACGATCACCATTTGCCAGTGCTGCCTCAAGCGCCAATGCTTCTGCTACAAGGTCTTCACCCATAGCATCTACATTGTAACTCTCAAGAGCAACCATGCCTACTTCACCACCTTTACCGTCTTTAGTGAAACCCCACCAAGTATCGCCACCAGTCCATGTGCCGTCCATTACCTGACCTACACGGTCAACATAGTAAGAATCCCAATCATCTACAATAGAAACAAGATGCGCATTAGGACCAAAGGCAGACATGTTAGATGCCTGACCAAATGCATAGACACCAGCATTTTCTGCTACTTGTACAGGTGCAGGAGAGTCAGTATGCTGCACAATAATATCAGCACCTTCGTCAATCAGTGCCTGTGCAGCACCAGCTTCCTTAGCAGGATCAAACCATGTATACAACCAAATAATATCTACTTCAATATCAGGGTTATGTTTCTGTGCTTCCAGCATGAATGCGTTAATACCACGCACTACTTCTGGAATAGGGAATGATGCAATATAACCAATTTTATTTGTTTCGGTCATATTAGCAGCAATCATACCTTGGACTACACGACCTTCATAGAATCGTGCAGAGAAAGTAGACATATTGTCAGTGTCACGAATGTAACCTGTAGCATGTTCAAATGCTACTTCTGGATAGTTGGCAGCAACTTCGTTAGTTGCATCCATATAACCAAAAGAGGTTGTAAAGATAATATCATGACCAGTTTCAGCAAGCTGAGTGATTGCCTCTACTGCTTCTGGACCTTCTGGAACCATTTCCAAATAGGTAGTAGACACGTCAGGACCATAGGCTTCTTCTACAGCAAGACGACCAACATCATGTCGGTATGTCCAGCCAAGATCACCAATTGGACCTACATAAATGAAACCTACTTTGGTTTCAGCAAATGCAGCAGTTGCAGTTGCAATAGTGAGTGTTAGGGATGCTAGAATATTCTTAAGCATGGTTTGCAGTTTCCTTGTTTTATATTTAAAAAAGAAAAGGGAACATAAGTTCCCCTTTCCAACTTATCCCTTAGAGGGATTCGAGCGCCTCATACATAGCGTCTTGATCATCATCCCCACCGGGAATCAGACCTTCATCTACCAGAGGACCATCAGGACCAGCCATGAGTACAAACTCTTCAGAGTACTCTGCCAGACCTTCAATTACTCCAATGTGGTTATTCTTCACATAGAAGTAGAGAGAACGAGAGATTGGATAATCACCAGAGGCAATATTTTCAAACTCAGGTTCTACATCATTAATTACAGCACCTTTAATAAGGTCTGCATTGTTCTGTAAAAAGGAGAAACCAAAAATTCCTACAGCATATTCATCTTGTGTAAGCTGACCAATAATCAGGTTATCGTTTTCACCAGACTCAACATATACACCATCAGCACGAACCTTTGCTGACTTATATACATCTTTAGAACAACCAAGATGCTTCAGACCATCCTGTACTACCAGTTCCATGTATGCATCACGAGTACCAGAAGATGATGGCGGACCGAGAAGCATAATGTCAAAGTCTGGAAGTGCTGGATTGATATCAGACCACTTAGTATATGGATTAGCAGTCATAGAAGTGCAGTCCGCATTTGGAATTTCTTCTACAGTTGCCAGTGCCAACTCTTCAATGGTGAACGCAAGGTCTACACCATCAATAGAGTTAGAGATAACGATACCGTCGTAGCCAATCATAAATTCAGTAAACTCTACACCGTTAGCGGCACAGGTTTCTGCTTCAGATGATTTCATTGCACGGGATGCATTAGTTACATCTGGGTGGTCAAGACCAACACCAGAACAGAACAACTTCATACCGCCACCAGAGCCAGTAGACTCAATAACTGGAGTGTTGAAGTCAGATGCTTCCCCAAACGTTTCAGCAACTTTAGAAGCGAATGGGTAAACGGTAGATGAACCAACAATAGAAATAGTGTTGGCACGATCAGCGACTGCTGCGGACGTGGCGATTAAACTCACGAACATTGCAATCATTACGTTAAATGCTCTCATCTTTTTCTCCTTTAAAGAACATTATTGTGGTTGTAACAGTGTGTGAATCATAATCACAATACCAACAGAAGCAGCAAGTCCAATCATCATCTTAAAGAAGTCTTTACCAACAAGTGGGAAGACTGAACGGAACTTACGTTTCTGAGTAAAGCTTGCGATTGCTAATTCACGACCTGTTAACAGACCAATGAATACCCAAGTGGTAGACATTGGAATATCGTTCCACTCCTTGAAGAACCACAAGATCAAGAAGTAGAATAGGTCAATGATAGTTGCGGAACGCACATACCGAGTATTGTGTTTCTCCAATACGACGGTTTGAATACGTCCACCATTTTCTCTGAACATCCAGTAAAGACCAGATACAAAAATAACAGAGATTGCGAACATCATTTCAATCGGGACTTGACGTGGCAGGAACACCGCAATGTTTGCCATGTCGTGGCTGAGCCATGTATACCACAAGAACCCTGTAGTTACCCACTGAGCAACTACCCAATACTTTTTGTGTTCATCCTTTACAGGATTAGACTCATCCAAGAGTTTACTGATAACAAACCAGATACCATAGGCAGATACAGCAGCAATAGCATATCCCATAATCGACTTGACCAGCATCTTTTCCAACACAAAGGTTGAAGCAAATGCAGATAGGACAAGGAACGATGTAGACACAGGAACACCAAATCTAGTCAGTACAAGGAGTACCGCTGGAGCGAGTGCATGATACCATTGAATTTCTTGGAAGGGAATTTTGTTAAGTCGGCCGTAGGAGATATCACCTCCATTTGAATACCAACCGAACCAAATAGTAAAGAGTAGGACTGCTGACGCTGCTGCCCACATAATCATACGATTTGTTTTTTGATTTGAAGCGATCCATGTTCCGAGCGTCTGAACAGAATCGTTAGCGATTACTGAGTAGGATGCAAGTAGGAAACCTACAATCATCCAGATTGAAATATAGTCCATTTTTTAATTCCTTTTTGTAGGTTATTATACCTACGATGAAGGTGTTAGAGTTGGAGCGGGTAGACGGAATCGAACCGACATCATCTGCTTGGAAGGCAGAGGTAATAGCCTTTATACGATACCCGCATAGTTTTTTTTATTCTATAATTTTTCTAATAATATCTTCAAACTCTTCAACTTTCTGAACACGATTAGGCCAATATATATAATCCTTCTCAGGATTAAGTTTGAGGTTAGAGAGAAGTGGGAGGATGGCATTGTAGAGTTTGTTTAGTTTGTCTTCATTGACTGTTGCTGATGCAGCAGCTTCTTCTGCGCTGGCAGCAGTCTTCTGAACAACTTCTAATTCTTTTTCGTCAACTGCGGTAAAACCGAAGTCAAAAATATCTTCTGTCATTATAGCACCTTTAGTATCTTGCGACCTTTTTTATCTTCTCTTAGATCACCATAGTAACCAATCTGAGTCATATAAAGTGTTTCACTTGTAATTGAGTTGAGATTTTGTAAGATAGACTTCTTCTTTACTCTAGCTGGAATTTTAGTTGCAGCATTCAAAGATACTTCGCCATAGATAATATCTGCTTTTTCAACTACCTTAATAAATTCTTTAAGAGAATATCTCTTCATACTAATTCCAGTGCCTGTGCTTGATTATAGAGACTGCGCATGTCAGTCTTTAATTTATCTTTGCTTAGATCAGTATTTATAGCATCAACATAGGTATCAAGTAACATAGCAGTATCCTCTACAACTAGTTTATCATCATCTACATCAGACAGAATATCATCAAAGTTCTCAGCAATCTTCAGTTCATGAATATTTTGATCCTGAATTTTATCAATGAAATCTTCAAACATCTTTGGATTACTCTTGTTTACTACAACTACTTTAACAAACTTATCTGTTAAATCTTGAACACTAGTATACTCGTATTTTTCATCGTTGTAAACAATTTTTTTGAATAGAGTGTGTGGGTTCTGGATTGCAGTAATTTCATGGGTCTCTGTATCTAGAATATGAAAGTGCTTCTTATCACCAGCATCACCCCAAAAAAATTCCATTTGCGTGCCAAGGTAGTGAATGTTATCAATACTAGACTTGGTATGATAATGACCAGTCAAAACTTTCTTAAACCTTTTGAATGGAGATGGGTCCATACCGTGTTCATTCTTGATACCACGCATCATATCAAACCCACTCAGTTCAAGGTGTGCGCCTAGCATATCAGCATCACAGGTGCGAACAAAGTTCATACTATCTTCATAGTTACTCTTATTGATCCAAGGAAGCATGGCAAACTTGAGACTATCATATTGCATTACTTTTGGTTTTTCAATGATTGCAACTTCGTTGATAAAGAAGCCGAGTAGTTCCTTGAGAGAGTTTGGATTATTGGTATCTTTATAATAAACATCATGATTACCGGGAATAATATCCATTCTAATTCCCAGTTCTCGCATAGGTTCAAGAAAGTGTTTTCTATTGTGGTGTAGAGCTTTAATATTGATTGCTTTACGGTTGTCATAGTAGTCACCTAAATGAACAATCTGTTTAATATTGTGTTCCCGCATATAGGGAAAAAATACTTCATCATAAAATTTAGCAGCATTATCAAGGAAGATATCACCAGAGTTGCGAATGCCGCAATGGGTATCGTTCAATAGAGCAATTTTCATATTATAAAAAGTCCGTTACATCAGAGTCATTAGTTTTACGAATACGTTTTTTCGGTAATGTATCTTCCATAGTATCAAAATATTCTTCGTCTGTCAACTCTTCATTTTCATTCATACGTCTTTTTGCTGTCTCAATCGCTGCATAGGCGACATACGCAGAACTAGCATCTTGGTCAGGAGCAGTTTCAATCAAGTCTGAAGCAAAACTACTTCCAAAGTATGAGTCTTTAATCTCTTGCTGTTTCTTTTCTTTAGCAATACGACGCAAGAATGCATAGTAGGTAATCTGTGTGAAGTAGGCAAAGGCATTAGGTTTACCTGTGCGAGTTGCTGCTTCAATATTATAGTTACGAATAGCACGGAGACAGTTTTCAATAGCATCCATAACCATCTCATCACGGTATGAATATGAAATGAAGTTAGGTCTATGGGACAGACCTTCTGCAATCTGTTTGAACCCTAGAGCGATGTAGTTAGGAACAACAGGGACTGCTATGTTCTTCTCTTTACATTCATTACATTCTTTTACATATGAAAATACCGCTTCAGAAAATTCTTTATTATTAATATAGTTTTCGGATTTACGTTTCATTTGGGTGTAATACCTTTGGTTGATAATATAAAGAAGAGTATACTATAAAATATTATGTATGTCAAGTTATTTTTTTGCTTGACAACTTTTAAATCTTAGTATATAATAAGTTTACTTTTAGGGGCCCGGGGAATATATACCTTAATGGTAAGTTGGTGTATCATCATCTGATTCTTCTAGAAGGATTTCATTATATTCTTCTTCGTCATCATCTTCTTCATCATCAGATTCGGTTAGACTCTTTACCATTTCTTCTCTGTATGTATAATAGTTGTCTACTACCAATTGTTCAGCAGCAGATACAGAAACAACAGAAGCACCAGATAGGGTCATTACCTTAGAATAATCAGCACCTACCATCCATTTACTAAGAAAAAGAGAACCTTTGATAGAGTTGTATCTAATCTCTAAAGGAACTTCAACAACAAAATAATGCGCATCAGTTCTAGCTACAGTTGTGATAATTTCTTCACCTGTAATAAGTTTAAATACTCTAGGTTCAGTTTCTTCTTCATTAGGCATTTCGTCAATTTCATCATAGTCAATCATACCTTAACCTCAAAGATTTCAAAATCAAACTCTTCTTTTTTATATATTTTCATACGTTCAATCGCATGAATAAGAGTATAGTTCTTTTTCTGCCTATAGTGCATATCATCCATCAGGTCAAAGAGTACAGTAGTTCTACCGTCTTCAGACTTTCTAAGACCACGACCAATAGACTGCAATACTTTTACCTGAGATTTAGAAGGTGATGCAAAGATGATATTGTGTAGATTTTTGATATTTACTCCTGTAGAGAACGTTCCTAAGCTGGCAACAATAATAGCATTCTTTTGTTTTTCTACAATACCACGGATTTCTTCACGGACTTCAGCATCTACTTCACCTGATACATAGAACACTTTTCTTTTCTTGTGTGCTTTGTCTTTGATAAGTTCATAGAGTGGTTTACCGTGTTTTTCGACATATTGAAACAATACTAGCGTATTGCCTTCCTGCTCTAATGCTAGATTAGTAATTAGTCTATTGCGTTTGATATTACCAACTATATAGTCAATCTCATAGTGGTAGTCTTTACTATTGACAATATCCTTAGAGACTTCATCAGGGTATTTTAGAGCAAGAATATTAATCTTTAGGTCTGCTAGTGTATCTTCATCCATAAGTTTTCGTGTAGTAGTAACTTTATATACTCTGCCGAATAACCCTTCCAAAACAAGTTTGTGCGTCTGTGTGCCGTCTAGAGTGCCAGTAGTGCCTATTCTATACTCTGCTTCTCTAGATTTGTTCATCAGGCCTGATAAAGACTTTGCTTTGAAGTTATGGACTTCATCACCAAAGATACAACCAAACTGTTCAAACCATGTAGAAGGTAACTTATAGATTGACTGCCATGTAGAAATGAATACTCTCTGTGGAATATTATTCTTAGGCATACCAGAATAGATTCTGTGACAGACTTCTGCTGCTTCTAAACCATAGTTATCAAAGTCAGAGAACATCTGCTGAACAAGTGATGTAGTAGGAACAACAATAAGAACACGTTTGTTATAGTGTTCCAGATACCACATCATCAGAACATAGATGATAAGAGACTTACCTGAACCTGTAGGAGACAGCAGAATAGCACGTTTTGACCTTAGTGCCTGACAGATAGCATCAAACTGATAGTCTCTTACTTCAAAAGGTAAGTTCAGTTTCTGAATAAACTCATAGACTTCTTTAGGGTCTACTAACGATTTAGTGTCAGGTGCGCCATACTGATTGTCATATTCTACTTCTAATGTATAGTTTCTTGGTTTGATAAAGTCTGACAGATATTCCCAGAGACCAACAGGCAGTTCATTATTGCGGTTATTAAATAGTCTGGTCTTACCGTCCCATTTACCACTCTTATAAGCTGGCATGTATTTGTAACCCGGAGTTTCAAATGAGAAGTAATCTGTCAACTCATTTGAAACATGTGGTTCACACTGGATTTCTAGTGCAGAATAGTTTTTCTGTCTAACTAATAAATCTGTCATTATTTGAGGTTAGTTCGCATAGTAGATGGCATTTGAAACAGAACATTAATAGGACCAGATACTACATCACGAGCAAACACTGCCCAACAAATAGTTTCATCATCAGGATAATGTTCAATCATATATTCCCTGAAACTAGTGCCTGTTGTATATACATCATCTACAATCAGAACAGGGTCATCAGGATTACCTGTAGCAGATTCATTTAGAATATCGCCCAGACGTTTACCACCACGGGGAATACCTACTGCTTTACGAAACGAACGTGTCTCATACTCTAGGATCATCTTGGCAAGACAACGCCAATCATTCTCATAGAGTGCATCCATTTCAATCTTCCATCCTAGTTTATTACCAGCATGTGAAATAAAATCTTCGTCAACAAATAAAGCCATATCAACCCCCAGCTTC